ACATGAGCAGGGAGTTACAGTAGGCTTGTCGCATCTTAGAGGCAGTCAATCTATTGCACAGTTATCTGATTGCGTGATAGCATTAGAACGTAACCAACAGTCTGATGATCCACTGGAAGCTAACACTACACACTTGCGTGTACTAAAGTCTAGGTACACAGGGGATGTAGGTATGGCATCACATCTACTGTACGACAATGATACTGGTAGGCTCAAAGAAATATTTGATGAGCAGTTAGAATCAGACGAATTCAACGATGAGGATAAGATACCATTTTAAATTTAGTATTTGACATTGAAACAGACGCTATAGATGCTACCAAGATATGGTGTATTGTTGCCTACGACGTGGACAATGATAAAGTTTATAGCTTTAAACCGGATCAGATTCAAGAGGGTATTGCTTTTTTATTAACAGCTACTAAGTTAATAGGTCACAACATTATTGGATTCGATATACCTGTAATAGAAAAACTATATGGAGTAGATTTAAGTACAAACTGTGCGGTCATGGATACACTTGTTCTTTCAAGATTATTTAACCCTACTAGAGAGGGTAGTCACAGCCTAGCAGCTTGGGGTTACCGCTTAGGGCAGCGTAAGATGGACTTCAAAGAGTTTGAAGAGTACACCGAAGAGATGCTTACATACTGTATTAATGATGTACTTGTTAATGCTAAGTTGTACAATCATCTTAAAGTAGAAAGCAAAGGATTTTCTAAGCAGTCTGTAGATATAGAACATGCTATGGCTAAGTACTTACATAAGCAAAGAGAGCACGGCTTTATGTTAAATGAAGAAGGCTCTACTATCTTACTTGCGGAGTTGTCTGAGAAACTTGAAGATACAAAAGCTGCAATACAGAAAACATTCAAACCTAAAGAAGATGTCTATGTACTACGCATAATGTACAATGCAGATGGCAAAGCTTCTAGATTTGCTAAGTGTAGAGAGTTAAGTAAACGTATGCGTTTGTTTGAGGAAGAGTATGAAGAAATATGTAAGTATAAAAAAATTAAACGTGTTATTAAAACCGAGTTTAATCCCGGCTCACGTAAACAAATAGGAGAATACTTAATTGATTTTGGTTGGAAGCCTAAGAACTTCACACCTACTAATCAACCTATTGTAGATGAAGGTACTCTTAAAAAGATTAAAGATATACCTGAAGCACAGTTGATAGCTACTTACTTAATGTTGCAAAAAAGAATTGCACAGATAACTTCGTGGCTAGCAGAGAGTACAGAAACGGGTAGGGTACATGGTTATGTTAACCCTAACGGTACTATAACGGGACGTATGACACACTCTAGTCCTAACCTAGCGCAAGTCCCTAGTCTTTCTTCTGAATACGGTAAGGAATGTAGGGCTTGCTGGGTTGTACCACACAAATACAAACTGGTAGGTATAGATGCTAGTGGCCTTGAGTTAAGAATGCTTGCACACTATATGGATGATAAGGAGTATACAAATGAAATTATTAACGGAGACGTACACACCGCTAATCAAAAACTTGCGGGACTTGAATCAAGAAATCAGGCAAAGACTTTCATCTATGCCCTCTTGTACGGCGCAGGAGATGCAAAACTTGGCAGTGTGGCAAAAGGAAATAGAGCAGTTGGTGCTAGACTTAGACAATCTTTCTTCGATAATCTTCCATCATTCAAAGCTCTTAAAGATAGAGTTGGACGAGCGGCAAAGAACGGGTACATTAAAGGAGTAGATGGTAGGCGGCTTCACGTTAGGAGTGAACACTCAGCTTTAAATACTTTATTACAAAGCGCAGGAGCTATTGTAATGAAGAAAGCTCTCATCGTCTTTGAAGAATCTATTAAAGATATAGATGCTACTGTAGTAGCTAACGTCCACGATGAGTGGCAAGTAGAAGTAGCTGAAGATAAAGCAGACGAAGTAGGTTTGTTAGGTATCAAAGCTATTGTAAAAGCAGGAGAGTTATTAAAACTTAATTGTCCTCTTGATGGTGACTATAAATCAGGAGATAGCTGGGCGGAGACACACTGATGCCTTGTATGAGTAAAGAACTAGAGGCGCTCTACAGGCAAGCAGATCCTGAAGCAGACGAAACTTTTAGGGCTTATGATGATGGCCCTGAAAGCTGGCGTATTGATGACAGGGGTGTACGCTCTGTTTATTTCCATGAAAAAATATGGGTATCAGAACTGGGAGAATTTAAAAATGACGATGACTAATAAAACACCCCCTAATCCAATGGGTACTAACTTAAAAAATCCTGAAAGATATAAGTTTGTTGATGGGGAGTGGTGGTATTATTACCCAGAAGATGGTACAAGTATACACACAGGAAACCACATTAGAGAAAGAGCCTCCACTAGAAGAAGGAAAGATAATAAAAGAATGAGTGTGGATGGTAAATATGTATCTACCTCACACCCCTTGCACAAACCGGGAAATTATAAGGGGTTTACTGACGCAGCTTTTAGTTCTTTAGAAAACTACGAGAAGAGTTTAGAGGGTGAAGTGTATATTATATACAACCCTTCTTTTCCTAGCTGGATAAAAGTAGGGATGGCAGTAGACTCTCAAGATAGACTAAAACAATATCAAACAGGGTCACCTTATAGAGACTACACAGTGTATACTTCTTACTCTGTTCCCGATAGAAGGACGGCAGAAGCAGAAGCACATAGGTTGCTTTCGGAAAAGCATGAGCGTAAAGGAGAATGGTTTGTGTGTAGTACTGTAGTAGCTAAAACTATTCTAGATAATTACTTTAAGGGGAAGCAACTTGAACTCTTCTAAAACATTAGATACTTTAATAGATGATATATATAGTACACTGGACTGTCTTTCGGAAGGAGAGAATATGAACTTGTCTGATGATTTAGTTTATGACTTCGGAGAAAAGATGAAGGCCGCTATAGTACACTGGGCCACACCGCGTACACAAAGTACAGGTTTAAGAATGAGTAATGTAGGTAAGCCCTCCAGACAGTTATGGTATGATCTAAACAAAGGAACCCCTAACTACAAGCACTCAGCTTCAACACAAATAAAATTTCTTTACGGACATATCTTAGAAGAACTTTTATTATTACTTGTACGTTTATCAGGTCACACAGTTAGTGATGAGCAGAAAGCAGTAGTTGTTGAAGGTATCACGGGGCATATGGATTGTAAGATTGACGGTGAAGTAGTGGATGTTAAGAGCGCGTCAGGCTTTGCATTTAAAAAGTTTGCACAGGGTACTCTTGCAGAGCAGGATGACTTCGGCTACATGGCACAACTTGCGGGTTATGAGGCCAGCGAAGGTACTGAGAATGGTGGATTCTTGGTCATCAACAAAGAGAACGGAGAACTCTGTTTGTTTCGACCTGATGATATGGACAAGCCACATATAAAAAGTAAAATAAAAGGATTAAAGAAAGCTATAAAGCTTGACACTCCCCCTGAAAAATGCTATAATCCTATACCTGAAGGTGTAAAAGGTAATGAAAAACTTCATAGATCCTGCACCTATTGTCCTCATAAATTTACATGCTGGGAAGACGCTAACGAAGGTAAAGGTTTAAGAGTCTTTGAGTATTCAAAAGGGCCTACATACTTTACTAAAGTTGAGGCTGTCCCAAGAGTCAAGGAAATCTTTAGTGAATAGCAAAACAATGAAACGCATACGCCGCACAAGTTTAGATATACTTTGTGGCTGGATGCACACATTAGTGAGTGATGAAGAGCGGGAGTTGGTCACGCCTAAAAACGTGACAAACTTCTTAGCTCAACAAGAATATATCTACCGTAACAAAACTTTGTATTTAAGTATATACACCCACCGCTGGGTTGTGTCTATCTTAAAAAAGATGGTGCGTGACGGGTATGATATAAACAAAATAGATTACAACTTCTTTGATAGTAACTATGGGAAGTATGTACATGCCCCCAGTTAAATCAGGCTTCAGGAAAAGAAGAGTACCCCGCCCTAAGAAACTAATTAAAGCAGATGGTAATAAGTATGACTCTATTTGGGAGGCTGTGTTACATGAATCAATTCTAAAGGATTGGGAACATCATGTTGATAAAGTACCCTATGTTATTGAACATAAGTACGAGCCTGACTTTGTTAGAGAGGTAGATGGATGTAAGATTCTATTAGAGTCTAAAGGTAGGTTCTGGGACTTTCAAGAGTACAACAAATATATATGGGTACGCAAGCAGTTACCCGCAGATACTGAATTAGTATTTTTATTTGCTAATCCAGATGCCCCTATGCCAGCAGCTAAGAGGCGCAAGGATGGTACTAAAAGATCTCATGGGGAATGGGCGTGGGCTAACAACTTCAGATGGTATAGTGAAGACACAATACCTGACCACTGGATTGATGCCAAGGCTAGAGAGTCTGATGAGTATAAGAAACGTAATGATAAACTAAAGGTTAAGATGCAATGAGTATTGATGACGCAACACCAGAAGCGTGGGACAGAATAAACAAGTGGCACCGTAATGGGCCAGACCAACACCCACTATTCCCTACAAAAGATGACCCTAAAATGTTGGGTGATCTGTTAAAAGAAGACTATCAAT